GCAAGCCCATTCATAATGGGCTTAAAACGCCATTCATGGAGATCCTGGGCACGTTGCTGGTACTGGTTGCGGTGGCGCTAGGCGTGGGTGGACTGGCGCGGATAGTGCCCGACCGTGAGCCCAACGATGAGACCCTGGCCAGTAGGCTCAGCAGGCGCAGGTGAGGAGTGGGACGCTACCGGTAGCGTAGGTCCAGGCCGTCTAGGATCGCCAGCAAGGGCCACCTAATCGGGGCGCAAAGGGTAGGGGCCACCCCAGAACCGGGGCCCTTGCTGGGGCGTCTAGGCGTGGCTGACGGCGCCAGCTTTCGAAGCGGTGCGGACGTAATTGGGACATAAAAAAGCGCCCCATAGCGGGGCGCCTAGGTGTTGGGGCGTGATCGGTCAGAACGGCAGCGGGTCATTGGGTGGGATGGCGCCAGCTTGCGAGGGAAGCCGGAACCTAACGGCTGGCGCAGTGATGGCCTTTCTGATCTGGGCTAACGCGGCGCAGTGCGCCTTAGTCGCTGACACCGCTAGGGCGTGATCGTTCGCTGTCATGGCACGGCCTGCCACTAGGTCGAGTCGATGCAGACTTAGCAGCGCCATTTGGTCCAAGGCGTGTGGCGTCAGGCTTCCTGTAAGGTCGGCAGCGACTGCCGCAACGTAGCGGCGCCCTTGCCTTAGGCTGACGCTGTGCCGTTGCGCTAGGACCTGGGCTGCATAGGCTGACCCGGCGCCGGAGCTTAGAAGCGCCAGCGCTTCGGCCTCGCGGCTGGCGCGTTGTTTGTCAGTGCAACGGGTCATCAACCCAGCGCCGGAACTAGCGGGTCAGTCGATCCGTCCGGCCACGGGTAGGGTTTACGTCGCCACTCCTGTGAAATGTCCAGCAGAGGCAGGCCGGTTAGATCGCGCAGGTCGTCGATGTCGATCGCTGACGCTACCCGATCAAGGTCTATCCATTGATCGCCTTGTTCCTCCTCCCAGTAGGTGTTCGACTGGTCAGCGCAGGCGTGAAATAGCTCGCTTAGCTTGTCCGCTGGCACGGCGTCGATCCGTTCTTCGGCCCAGTACGGGTCCGCGTCGTCAGGGGCGTACTGGTCGAGCGCCTTAATCACGGCCTTAGCCCAGTCCCTAGCGGCCCAGTCTTCCCAGGCCTCGTCCTGTAACTGTTGCAGCAGTTCGGAGTGGTCATCCTCCGCTAGCAACGGGTAACGTTCCAGCCCTTGCAGTTCTTCGATCATGCCGTCCGTGACGTAGCGGATGTCGAGGCTGAGCCCTGGGCCATCGCCGTCAGCGCCAGCCGCTAACGCCTTCCGGTGGTCGTCACGAAAGACCCGGGCATTCGATCGGTAGATGCTCGGAGCACTGTAACCACCGGGCCAGCTGCAATCATCGTCTAAATAGGCTGACTGCCACAGCAGCAACGGGCCACGCCAGTGGAACGACGCGCAGAGTTCGGCAGCAGCTTCGGCGGTGTCAGCGCTGACGTAACGACCGTTAGGACCTGGGAAGCTCTCACCTAGTGACCGGAAGGCGTAGGAATAGTCGCCATCCGTGGCGCGATTATCGATGACCCAGTGGCCCTGGCATCCATCGATGGCATCGATGCGGCGCTGTAGTTCTGGGGATAGTTTCGACATGAGGTGAGGGGTGATGGGGTGATGGGGTGATGGGGTGATGGGATCAACAGAACCGGAAGACAAGCCAGCGAGCCGGTGACCATTGGATCAAGCTGTAACCGTCGCAGGTTTCCAACTCGGCCCATGCGGCTGCCCAGTCGATGCAGCGGAACGGCCATCCATCACAGCTGGCGTTCTGGAGCCCAGAATCCTCGAATAGCTGCTGAGCGTAGTCGGCGCCGGCGTGTTCTTCGGTGTAGCCTTCCGCTTCACCCTGGAACGTATCCTCGACGTTGTCCGGCGTAACGCCTAGCGCGTCGAGTTCGGCGACGATCGCCGCGACGGCTTCCGGGTCAGAGTCGCCAGCGACGCCGCAATCCTCCAGAGCTTCGCCCCAGTCTTCGGTAAGCCAAAAGCCGAAGCAGGCGCCGTCGCCATCACTGGCGCCAAAGTGGAAGCCGACCGGCGCGGCGTCGTTCAGGGCTTCGGTCAGGTCGTTTAGGGTTTGCGCCGCGTCGTCGTCGTCCCAGTCGTCGGCGCTGGAGTCTTCTCCAACTAGGCGTTGGAGGCGGGCCAGCAGATCAGACGGTAGCAGGTCGGGGCGATCAGAGCGCACCGCTAGGTCTTCGGCGACGTTCCAGAACGTAACTAGCAGGTCTTCGGTTCTGAGTGTGTCGACGCTGGCGATCCAGGGGAAGTGCTCCAGCTTGTCGTTGCTGTAGTAGGTCATCGGGTAGGCGCAGCATGGCCACGGGTCGGGCCTAGGTGCTGCTTACCTCGCACAATACAGCACAAAAGGCGATCATGCAAACTGCCTCCCACAGTTCGCACAGTCCCATCCGTCGCATCGGTGAGACTGCGCCGCTACTGTCTCACCTGTCGCAGCTTGCGATTCCGGCGATTCCACATCGCGCCGAACTCTGCTAGTCATATTCCGCAACGTTGGAGCGCATCGGCTCGCATTTCTGCGCTGCCGCTGCTAGGCTTGCACAGTACACCGGCACACCCACCGATGGCCTACCTGATCCGACCCCTCCCCTTCCTGTTCTTCCTGGGCTGCGTCCTTGCCGTAGGGCTGCTCAACCGTTCGACCAATGACGCCCTGGCACGCTGCGAGAGCCGACCCGGCGCAACCGTTGCTGAGTGCCGGCTGATCGTCCTAGGCCGCTAGGCCAGCGGGGCTAGTACAACCGCACTACCGACCCTGCCCCTCACCCGGGGTGGGGTTCGGTGCTGCAAGGCGCCAAGCGGCAGTCAGGGAACCTACTGATACAACCCAATTTCTCTTTACTGTTACACAGCCCCGGGGGTAGGGGTTCAATTCCTGTGATACTGTAAACAGGTACCCCCCTAAAAAATGACCACCGCCCCCTCACTGCAGCTGCGCTGGGCCCAGGGTGAGGTGTTTTCGAGCCGCAAACGCTTCCGAGTTCTCGTTGCAGGCCGCCGATTTGGCAAAAGCTATCTGTCTTGCATCGAATTGCTGCGTGGAGCAATCGAACGCCCGGGCGAAACCTTTTTCTACTGCGCCCCGACCTACCGGATGGCGAAGGACATCGCCTGGAAAGTCCTGAAACGCCTAGTCCCCAAGGCTTGGATCAAATCCAAGAACGAAACCGACCTGAAGCTGGAACTCGTCAACGGCAGCACGATCGAACTCAAGGGCACCGAAAACGCCATGGCCCTGCGCGGGCGCAGTTTGTCCGGCGTGGTACTCGACGAAGCCGCGTTCATGGACCGCGAAGTCTGGTTCGAGGTGATCCGCCCGGCCCTCGCGGACAAACAAGGCTGGGCATTGTTCATCTCCACCCCAGATGGAACTGCCAGCTGGTTCTATGACATGTGGTGCTATTGCGACGAGGAGGACCCGGACTGGTCCCGCTGGCAATTCACCACCATCCAAGGCGATAACGTCCCACCAGAAGAAATTGAAGCCGCCCGAGGCCAACTCGACCCTCGAACATTCCGCCAAGAGTTCGAGGCCAGCTTCGAGAATCTCAGCGGTCTTGTTGCGGTCTCATTTTCAGACGACAACATCGACAAAGTGGTCCAAGACCTCCCCGTTTTACCGCTACTGCTGGGGGTGGACTTCAACATCGACCCAATGTCCGGCATCTGTGCGGTGAAAAAGGGCGACGTCCTGTGGGTATTCGACGAAATCATCATGACCGGCGGCGCCACCACTTGGGACCTGTGCGAAGAGATCCAATCCCGCTACGGCGTGGAGCGCCGCATCATCGCCTGCCCGGACCCCACCGGCGGCGCCCGCAAAACCAGCGGCGTTGGCGCCACCGACCACAACATCCTGCGAAAATCCGGCTTCACAGTCTCAAGCCCGCGATCCCCCTGGAAAATCCGCGACAAAATCACATGCGTCAACACCGCCCTCCTCGACGCCACCGGCACCCGCCGCCTCTTCATCCACCCGAGATGTAAAGAATTAATAAAATCCCTACGCACCTTGACCTACGCCCCAGGCACCGGCCTCCCCAACAAGAATTTGGGCGTGGATCACGCCTTTGACGCCCTGGGATACCTCTGCCTACAAGTATTTAACCTCGCCAAACCAGAAAACCTGGGCAAGACCAACTATCGTGTGTGGTAGTTACCCCTCAAAGTTATGCCTGGCCATTACGGCGACATGAAGATGCCCAAAGGCGGCAAACCCAAGCCTGGAATGACCAAGAAAACCCCTAAGAAGGGGGCCAAAAAGAAGTAATGTCCCGCAAGCAAGGCCGCGTACCCAAAGACAAAGCGACCGGCTTACCGAAGAAGTACCTCAGCGGCGCCAAAAATAAGAGCGCCAAAGCCCGCGAAATCAAAAGCACCGCTGAGGCATACAAACGCGGCGAGTTTATCGA